CATGTAGTTCCACCTCAAATAAAAGGTAATGACTTTCATGAAATTATAAAATCTTTATTTGAAGGAAATAAAATAGATGTTATCGAACCAGCAGAAGGTACAAATCCATCTGACATATTAAGAAATCATTTATATAGATATCTAAATGAACCTGCAGCTAAACAATACAGTTCATTTCAAAGTGGTAGACCTTTGTTAGATGATGATCATGCTTATTTTTTATTTACATCTTTCTATGATGATATCAAAACTTATGAATGGAAAGAGTCTTCAGCAAAAACATCTTTGATGATTAGAGATTTATTCCCAAGTAAGAAACCTGAGGATGAAGCTAAGTTTGATCACAGTAAAAGATTTCCAGGTAAAGATTCAAAAGGTAAAATATTTCCACCATTAAAAACTTTAAGAATACCTTTGAAGTATTTTAAAAAAGATGAAGACGTTCATGAGATGGTAGAGTTTAAAAGTGAAGACGATATTATATAATGATTTATAAATACTATGGACCACCAGGAACTGGTAAGACCTACAAATTAATTAGTAGGGCTAAAGCTTATGCTAGGACAGGTATACCTTTACATAAAATAGGATACTTTGCTTTCAGTAGAAAAGCAGCTGGAGAAGCAAAAAAAAGAATGCCCTCTGATGATAAAAACTTACCTTACTTCCAAACTCTACATGCTTTTTGTTTTCATTTCTTAAAATTAAAAGAACAAGATATAATGCAGCCCTTTCATTATGAAAACTTTGGTAAGAAAATAAATATAAAAGTTAAATACACAGACAAGTATAACAAAGACGAAGTAAATTTTTTAACTTGTGACAATCCTTATTTTCAAATCATTCATAAATCTATTAACAGATGTACTTCTATTGAAGAAGAATACGATTTAAATGAACACAATGGTAAAGATATTAAATGGGCTACTTTAAAATACATAAATGATAATTTAAAAAACTATAAAGAAAAAAAATCATTATATGATTTTAATGACATTGTAGATCTAACTATTAAGAAAAAAGATCACCCTGACTTTCCAACTTTTAAAGCTATATTTATAGATGAAGCCCAAGATCTATCACCACTACAGTGGAAACTATTCGATGTATTAAAAACAAAAACAGAAGATATGTACTTAGCAGGAGATGATGACCAAGCTATATTTGCTTGGGCTGGTGCAGATGTAGAGAGATTTATCAAAGAACCTGCAAAAGAAAGGGTTTTAAAGTACTCAAAAAGGATCTCTTTAAGGGTCCAGCAAGAGTCAGAGAAGCCTATTGAAAGAATTATGGGCATTCGTAAGCATAAAAACTATTTTCCTAGAGATTTTATTGGAGAATCTGATGAGATAGCTAACTTAGGTCAAGTAGATTTAACTCAAGGTAAATGGTTAATATTATCTAGAACCATATCCAGGCTTATGAAAATAGATGAAGAATTAAAAAAGAAAAATTTATTCTTTGAAACAAACAAAGGTAAGAGTTTTAAAGTATCTCTGTACAAGTCAGCTATGAATTATGATCTATGGACTAAAGGAAAAATTTTAGAAGATAAAGTTATAAAAGATATCCAAGAATACACTGGAGAAGTTCAGTGGGATCATATGTTAAATTGGTATGATGCATTTAAATTAGCTGGTGAGAAAGAAAAATTATATATAAAAAATATGTTAGACAACGGAGAAAATTTAGATGAGCCAGCAAGAATTTGGTTGTCCACTATACATGCAGCCAAAGGTGGAGAAGAAGATAATGTAATTCTATGTTTAGATATGGGAGATAAGATTCTTAAAGCAATTAAAAAGAGTCAGAACAAACAAGATGAAGAACATAGAGTTTGGTACGTAGGAACCACAAGAGCAAGAAACAACCTATATAAATTAAAAGCAAAAATAAAACGTAAAGGATATCAGTTATGACAACTAAAGACATGTTTGAAGGTACATTTCCACAAGATAAACAAATCGGTGGATCACATTATAAAAAATTTCATATACAACCGTATGAATTTATATCTAAGAACGACCTTTCTTTTTTCCAGGGGAATGTTATAAAATATGTTTGTCGCTATAAAAACAAAGCGGGAATACAAGACCTTGAGAAAATAATTCATTATTGTGAATTACAGATTAAAACAATGAAAGACATTAATAAAAAATGATTTTACCTCAAACTGAATGGTTACTCCCTAAAGAATTTCCTGATCTAACAAAGCATAAAGAAATTGCTATTGACTTAGAGACAAGAGATCCAGATTTAAAGAGTAAGGGTTCAGGAGCCATCATTGGTAATGGTGAGATTGTAGGTATAGCAGTTGCCGTAGAAGGTTGGAAAGGTTATTATCCAATTGCTCATGAAGCAGGTCCTAACTTAGATCCTAAAAAAGTTATAGATTGGTTTACAAAAGTTTGTGAATGTCCGGCTACAAAAATATTTCATAATGCTATGTACGACGTATCTTGGATACGTAATTTAGGTATAAAAATTAATGGTTTACTTGTAGATACTATGATTGCATCATCTTTAATTGATGAGAATAGATTCTCATACACATTGAATTCAATGTCATGGAAATATTTAAGTAAAGGTAAGAACGAAGCTTTACTAAATAAGGCAGCTAAAGAAAGAGGATTAGATCCTAAGGCAGATATGTGGAGACTTCCAGCTATGGAAGTTGGATCGTATGCAGAACAAGATGCAGTTTTAACTTTAGAACTTTGGCAGCAGTTAAAAAAAATAATGGCGGAACAAGATTTAAAAAAAATTTTTAATCTGGAGACTGATTTGTTTCCATGTCTTGTTGACATGAGGTTTTACGGTGTGAAAGTAGACGTTCAAAAAGCTCATACGTTGAAGACAGCATTAGCATTAAAAGAAGAAAACTTAATCCACCAAATAAAAATAGAAACAGGAATAGACATTCAGTTAATGGCTGCAAGAACCATTGCACCACTTTTTGATAAATTAAATTTAGAGTATTCCAAAACTGAGAAATCAGGTGAACCATCATTTACTAAAAACTTTCTTGTGAATCATAAACATCCAGTGGTTAGGATGATAGCAGAAGCTAGGAAAATAAACAAGGTCAGAACTACTTTTATAGATTCTATTATCAAACATGAACACAAAGGTAGAATTCATGCTGATATAAATCAAATTAGATCTGATGACGGAGGAACTGTAACTGGAAGATTCTCATACTCTAATCCTAACTTACAACAAATTCCTGCAAAGGATCCGGAAACAGGACCCTTGATTAGATCTTTATTTATTCCAGATGAAGGCTGCAAGTGGGGTACGTTTGATTACTCGCAACAGGAACCAAGGCTTGTAGCACATTATTCATTACAGTTTGAATTACCTTCTGTTAATACAATTGCAGATTCATATGAAAATGATCCTAATACAGACTTTCACAAAATTGTAGCTGAGATGGCAGAGATACCTAGATCACAAGCTAAAGTAATTAACTTAGGTCTTTTCTATGGTATGGGTAAAGCTAAACTTATGAATGAGTTAGATCTAACAAAAGATAAAGCTGAAGAATTATTTAAAAAATATCATGAGAATGCACCTTTTGTAAAACAACTTACTAACAAAGCTATGAATGCAGCAGCTAGTAAAGGTGTAATTAAAACTATACTTGGAAGACGTTGTAGATTTCCTAAATATGAACCTGTACTTAGAGGTGATGATTGGGGAACTTATGTACCTGCAGAAGATGAGGAACGTATGAAAGAACTTCAAGATATGGGACCTGTATTAAAAGATTTTGAAGAAAATATTATTAAAGATAAACAAGGTAAACCTAAGAAAAACTACTGGCATAAAAACCCAACAAGACGTGCCTTTACTTACAAAGCTTTAAATAAATTAATCCAAGGGAGTGCTGCTGATATGACTAAAAAAGCCATGGTAGAATTATACAAACAAGGATTATTAGCTCATATACAAATACATGATGAGTTAGATTTTTCTGTTGAATCAGAAGAACAAGCAAAAAAGATAAAAAATATCATGGAAACTGCAGTTGATTTAGAAGTACCTAACAAAGTTGACTATGAATCTGGCCCTAATTGGGGTGAAATAAAATAATAAAATACTTTTCCTACAAAACATTTTCTGATAAAATACCGGCATGTTTGTAAAATGTAAAACTTGTGGCCATGGGTGTCACTGCAATGAAGATAAGATTGATTCAGGGCACTACTCACCTTTAATGGATATATGTGGATGTAAAAAATGTCTTCATGAAGCAGAAAAAGAAATTGAATACGAGGAGTGTTTATCATGTCAATAGCAGAATTATTTAAGAAAAACTTTGTATTAGTACCTGTCATAGCATCCGTTCTTTTTGGAACATTTACAGGCGTTAAGTATATTGTTAATCTAACAGACACAATTAATTCTAATCAAACTCAAATAATAAATCTTCAAAGAGATCTAACTGTAGCTCAAGAAAAACTTACAGATCAAAACACAAGACTAACTTCTGCTGAGTCCACTTGGCAAATGGCAGAAAATTTATACAGACAATTAGCAGATGAAGTTAGAGAACACAGTTATGATATTAAGGATTTAAACAGGTAATGTATGGAGACTCTCAGGATGAATTACAAATTTACTGCACTACTAATTGTAATGTTTATATGTTTAACTCTGTTTGCAAAACCAGCTTATCCAAAAAACGAATATTTAACTAATGGGACTAATAGCTGCAGAACTGGTGAAGTCGATGTTAGAATCGAAACAGAAAACAGAGACAACGATTATAGACATAATTCTAGTTCTAATGATTATGATAACAATAGTGACAATGATCGTTTGAGTGTAACTTATAGACACTACATTGGAACTGCTTGTACTAAACAATTTAGACAAGTGCAGCAAGAAAACATGGAACTCAAACAGCAACTAGAGTTAATGAAAATGTGTGGTAGGGTTAACAGCAATCCTAGTCTTGCACAAAATGAAAACTTTAGATTATTAGTATCAAAGTGTACGGGTGTAACTCCTGTTAAATTAGATAACAGACCAGCAGATGGCAAAAGTAAATGGGACGAGTTAAAAGATGGATATAAAAAAAAGAACCCAGAACTTAAATTAATGGGTGATAAATTTTTAACATTACCTGTACCTACAAATGAGTAGAAAAACCAATACTGCCTTAATTGCCTTATTAGGTACAATCCTAATGGGACTTGCTACATGGACTTTGGTCACACTCATAGAACTTCAATTAACAGTAACCATGATCCAGTCGGACCTGATGTCTATTGACAAGCAATTTGGTAGAGTTTATAATTTCATCGATTCCGTTAGAGGTAGATAATGAAATTTTTAATGGTAATGTTTATATGCAGTCATGTAGAAGGCAACGAATGTAGGCCTATTCAGCCATTAATAACATACTTTAATACTTATAGCGAATGTGCTATCCATGGTTATGAATATTCTACTAATATACTAAAAAAATTTGATTCAACATTTATTAATACATACAGAGCGTACACTGTATTTAATTGTAAGGAGATAACACAAACATGAACTTAAGTAAAAATTTTCACTTATCAGAGATGATTAAATCTCAGACAGCGGTCAGGAAAGGCCTTGCTAACATTCCAGGGGAACAACATACAGAAAATCTAAGATTGCTTTGTGAGAGGGTCCTACAGCCCATTAGAGACCATTTTGGTAAAGTGGTTACGGTTTCTAGCGGCTATAGAGATATTATTTTAAACAGGCACCTTGGATCTTCAGATTCATCACAGCACTGTCAGGGGATGGCGGCAGATATAGAGATATTTGATTTACCTAATAATGAGCTAAGTGACTGGATAAAAGAAAACCTTATGTTCGATCAATTAATTCTTGAGTACTATGATCCATCAGAAGGCCCAAATTCAGGATGGGTTCACGTATCGTACAATCCCACTATATCTTTAAATCGTAAGGAGTACTTGATTGCTTTTAAAAAAAATGGTAAGACTGAGTACAAACCAATCATGGGGTTAAGTACAGATAGATATGTCAAATAAAAAGAAAGAAAGATTAAAAGGATTATTATTGACTGAAGCATTTAGCAAAATTGATACCGTAATGGGTAAATGTGTAGGTTGTGAAGAGCGAACTATTTTAGTTGCAGTAGTTACAGATTATTATAGATGTAGTAATTGTGGTGAAGATATGAGACAATACGTAAATGGTTCTATAAAATACCTTGAATTAACAGATAGAGATAAAGAATATTTAAAATTAAATAGATTATAATAGGATAAAATAATGACTAAGATGAAAAAAACAATGAAGAAGCACAGCAAACATCACAGTGCTAAACATATGAAACAAATGAAAGAAGATATTAAAAAAGGTGATTCGTTTACAAAAGCTCACAAGAAAGCTCTTAAAAAAATTGGTAAATAGTGGCCAAAAAATTTAAAGAACATCACGAACGGGATAGACCTAAAAAAAGAGGTCCCCGGCAGCACAAAAAGTCGCTAAATAAGCAGGAAAAACGCCAAAAACGGACTAAACGTTACAAAGGTCAAGGTTAATTTTTTTTTTAATCGTCATTGACACTATTGTAATTTCATATAATAATCCTATATATGAAACAACTAAAAAGAAAGATAAGGAAAAATAATGACTGATATAAGTAAATACAAATCTGTAGCCCTCTCCCATAGTAGTTGCGAGAAGTTAGATAAGGTAAGAAAAATAATTGTTCCGGAAGTTCAAATCTCAAGAGCAAAATGTTTAGATATTTTAATTAACGAAAAAGCAAGGAAGTTCAATGGAAGGCTTAAGAACATTAAGTGAGTGGGATACAAGAGATCCTATAAGAAATCTTTGGCGTAATGTATTAATCGTTGCAATCGAAGATCTAGTTAACAAAACAACAGTTGCAGAAAGATTTAGAAATTACAATAGTCATGCACAAAAAACTGCATTGGAATATTTTACTATTCCAAATTCAGACTTTGCTAACGTTTGTGAATTTGCAGGTTTTGATCACAACTTTGTTAGACGTAAAGTACTTAAGGCTGTCAATCAAATCAAACTAAAGGAAGGTCAAAATGGAAAAAGTTATATGTCCCAAATGCAAGGGCAACGGGTACAAGCGAGCACTTATTGAAGAAGGTAGGGAAGAAGTAATTACAGATTGTTCAACGTGTAACAATCAAGGTGAGATTACAATTCCTGTAGAAATGCTAGTTGAATATTTAAGAGGAAAGGCTGCACTATGACACAATTAACAGACGAACATTTTGAACTACATACAAGAAATAAAGCTGAACAATACGAACGACAGAAAATTAAATTTCTAGAAGATAGAATATCTGTCTTAGAAAAATCTGTTGAACGATTGCATAAAATAGTTGGAACAATGGATAGGTTCAAAGAAAATAGTAATGACTAAAAAAACAATTAAGGGAACCATCGGAGAACATAAAATTACTATTCAATTGTTGGAAGATGGTTACCACGTAGCAAAAGCAGTCGATCCACATTGTCCTTTTGATCTTGTTGCAGTAGGAGAAGATGGAGATGTTAAATTAATAGATGTAAAATCAGTAAGTTATCGTAAAAAAGGTAAACTTACTTTGACTAAAAAATCGTTAATTATCAATAGGGTACCGACTAAAAGACAAAAAAAAATGAAAATAGAATTGATGATGGTAGATTAATGAATAAAGAAGCAGAACGTATACAAGAAATAATGGATAAAGCACATAAACATGTTACAAATAACAAAAACAGTATTGAAACATTTGACGAAACGTTTGCTGTAAAATTAAGAAATGCTTTAGATGATTTTAGAATTAATAATTATTATCTAATGGAGAAAGATTATAAATTTTTTAAAAAAGTATTACGTGCAATGAACAATATGAGAAAAAGAGCTAGAGCAGGTTTCACAGAGTCTTTTGCATTTTTTTGTAATTTTTTATTAAGAAATCCAATAGATTTATTTAAATGTGTTGTCTTTTTTAAAAGAGATTGTGAAATAATTATAGAAGATTATTGGAAAGTTAAACATGATTTATCTAAATACGATAAATTAGAAGAACGTATACTAGATCTTTTAGAACTTTTAGAAGACATGGGTAAAATTAAACAACAATATTTAAGAGCAAAAACAAAATAACAATGGAGATTTTATTAATCATAGCTGTAATTTTAGTAATACTAACTGTAATAGATATGAATAAACCTAATTTTTAATACAATGACTAGATACATACTTGAGAGAATATATCACTACTCAACTTACTTGACTTCATGGTCATGGCGTAAACTTTATGGTGATAGAACTAAAAGAGGAAAAAATAATAAATGATAAAAACTAGACAATTTGATTACCCAAGCAGTACACGTGGAATGGTTAATGGAGAAAGAATCTACGATATTAATGAAGAAAAATTACCAAGTGTCACCACTATACTTAATGCAACACAGTCTCCTGAGAAGTTAAAAATTTTAGCCGATTGGAAAAATCGTGTAGGTGCCGTTCAAGCAGATCAGATTAGAGATGAAGCTGCTGCACGTGGATCAGTGATGCACAGAATAGTTGAAGGTTATATAAAAGATGAGAGACATTTAGATTTAACACCGATGGGTACCTTGGCTCATAAAATGGCTGATAAGCTGTGTAAGAGAGCCATAGACGAGAGGTTATCAGAATCTTGGGGTGTAGAACCATTCTTAGCTTATCGAGGATTATTTGCAGGTCAAACTGATCTAGTTGGAATACATGACGGAAAGCTAACTATGTGTGATCATAAAAATTCTAACAAGCCTAAACGTAAGGAATGGCTTCATGACTCTTACAGGTTGCAGCTAGCAGCATACGCCTTGGCGTTTGAAGATATGTTTGGGATAGCTGTTCCACGTGGAATAAATTTTATTGTGACTAAGGATTTATTGTATCAAGAATTTAGCTGGGACGGTCAAGAGTTTAGACAAGCGAAGTACGATTGGTTAAAGAAGGTTGACCTATATTACAAAAACGTTAGTAAAACAGCGGCTAATCAAGGTGAATGAGGCAAGAATCAGGCACCAGGGACCATGTAGTAATATTTCCTATAAGAGTTTTAAAAGTATTTTAGAAAAAATATTTTTCAAAAAAGATGAAAAAAAGTCATACATTACTACATTTGATTATTAGTTATGTATATCAACAATAATAGATCAAAAAAGTGTTACTACATTGTAACTACATTCAACTACATTTCCCAATATACAAAACTTTTTAGGTCAATTATATATTCATATAATTCCGTAAAAAACTCTTATGGGTTTTATTGTTCTGTAATATCTTTGATGTTTAAGAGATCTAATGTTTCTTGATCTTCTTCTAAGTTTGGCTGCGATCTTACTTTTTCTACTAATTCTTGAACTTCAACACCTTCCAGTATTGGTGAGTATTCATCCAGTATTTGTTTCATTCTGCCTTCTAACTCTTCTGTTGTTAAGTCTTCTAGCTTACCGGTACGAATTATCTTCTGTTCTATATACAACCCTGCAGCCTTACCTCTAGCTACTTCTGCATTTACTGCAGCTGACCAGGCTTTCTTATCTCTAGCTTCATCTCTAAGTTTGGCTAACTCTGATATGTGACTACCGAATGTTACTTCAAATTGTTTCTGCCATTCTTCTCTTAACTCTCCAATGTATTGAACTACTAATGGATATAATTTTGGATTCTGTAATTTACTTGCATGTTGTCTAGCTGAATCTTTGGCATATCCTGCTTCTATTGCACAAGCTGTAGCTGTTTTTCTACCTTGATCAGCAATTAATAAATTAGCAAATTTAATTTGTTGTTCTGTAAGTTTTTTAGGAAGTCCCATTAGTCTGTGTCTTCTAATTGATTTTTAATCATATCAATCATCCAAGGGTTATCTCTAAATACACCCATCATTACATTGGTTAATTGATTAACCACAGCTTCTTCAAATTCTGGTTTCTCCAGCGGTGCTTTCTCCTGGTTTAATCCAGAGATTTGTACTGCAGCATGTAAGATCTCATGAAAGATTGTATTAGCTATTTCTTGACCGCATAAATCATGTTGTACTTGTATAATATTTTGTCTGTAATCATACTCTCCAAAACAATCAGTCATTTCCCATTTTTTATAATCTGGTCTGACATATCTAATCTTAACATCTTTATAGCCAATTCTAACCATGTCAGGTAACCCCTTTGCTTCAACTGGAATAGATCTTTCTGGTTTTCTAAAATGTTTTTTTACTTTTTTCTTTTTCATTATAATTTGTTTTTTAAACTATCTAAATATTTTTGATCTTCTCTAGGTAGTTTTTTAATTGGTTTTTTCTTACCAAATATCTCTTGCCAACGCTGTTTATAAACGTCATTTGTGGGCCTTGATTTACCATCCCATTGTCTAGCTTTATCTTTTGTCATTTTGTCGCACTCTGTAAGTAT